AAATACAAAGCTGATAGTAGCTACACTTTACCAACAAATGACACAGAACACCAAGCGTTTATAGCGGCTGGTACTGGTGATTTCGATGGTGCAACTGAAGTTACTAACATCAGAGAATTTCCTTCATTTGGTAAACCCGCTAACATTGTTAACGTACCAAATTATGGACAATCTGTAAGTTCACAGATCCAAGGACAATCTGATGCTCCAACATTGGAATTTACTTTGAACTATGTACCATCTGTGCATGATACTATTCAAGGTTTAGTTCAAGACGGAAACACATATGTATTTCAACTAGATGTTAAAAATGCATCTACTGGTGATAATGCTGCATTTTACGTAAAAGGACAAATAGCTTCTTTTGAAGTATCTCCAAATTTGACTGATTCAAATCAGGCAACTTTGACTTTAAGTACTTCAACTGACTATACTGGTCCATTTGCTGACGCATAATAAAATTTTTAGGCTGGGCTTAATTGCCCAGCTTAACTAAATTGTATAGGATAAAAATCATGGATAAACCATTTAATAAATATTATGTATTAAGAATAACTTCTTTGCATATAAAAAAATCTATAGATACATCCATAAGAAAAACTTATGATAGATTAAAAGATGTAGAAGATAAACAAGAAGTCTTTGAAACATTAGATGTTTTACATAAAATTAGAAAAATGATGGAAGACTTTGAATCGAATAATAAACATTTATATCAAAAACCTTTAGAGGAAATAAAGAATGAAACACATAAAGATAACACAAATAACGAAGAAAATACCATTTCTGGAACAGGAAGTGGAGATCAAACAACTAACAGTTAAAGGTATAAAAGATTTACAAAAAACATTAGATGAAAATAAAGCTGATGATGTTAGTGGTTTAAAAACTTTAAGTGCTATATTTAAACAAACTGTTGTAGGTGCTGAAGATATGAAAGAATCTGAATTTGAAGATTTTCCTATTCAAGCATTAACTAAATTATCTCAAGATATTTTAGAATATAATGGATTAGCTGCTAAAGATGACAAAGGTGGTGAATTGGGGAAGAAGAATTAGCAGAATATGAAATAGCCCATCAATTAGGCGTTACATTAGACACTATTTATAATATGTCCAGCAAAGAATATATAGGCTGGATAAAATATTTTAATGAAAGGCCGTATGGTTGGAGAGAAGATCATAGAACTGCTATATTAGCTCAAACTACATATCAAGGTACTAAACCGCTTAAAGTAAATGAATTATTTCCTTCGTTAAATATAATGAAGAATAGTAATACACAAAAAGATTTAAAATTAGAAGCTGGATTTAATAAATTAAAAAGTTTAGCTAAAAAATCTAAATAATAGTAGGGCGGTGTAAACTGCCCACTTGAAAGGCAATTATGAGAGATACTAAAACTTTAATTCAGTATAGTAATGTTGCTAAAAAAAAATTAAAAGAAAAAGAATTATTTAAAAACCTTAAAAAAGAAGTAAATATTGGTGCTAATGGTACACAAAAATACGTTATTAAAAAGGGGATAAATAAAGGCAAAATAATATAATGGCAATAACAACTATTGGTCTAAAAACTGCTGCTAAAGATCTTGAAAAAGATGTTAATAAAGCAATTGAACAGGAATTTAGATCAAGGGCATTAAAAGCTTTTGCTGATGTAAAATTAACAACTCCAGTTGATACTGGTCAAGCTAGAAATAGCTGGTATATTGGATACACTGAAACATATTATAATCAAAAAGAACCTGCTGTTACATCTAATATAAATATATTGGTTCCAAAAGATAAACCAAATAAAATTATTGTTACAAATGGTACAACCTATATAGAATTCCTTAACAATGGACATTCACAACAAGCACCTACTAAATTTATAGAAGCTGCTTTTAGAAAATACTTTGATGAAGTCAATGTGGAAATAACTAACGGATAAGGAAAAATGGCTGTAAAATTAGACATAATTACTAATGTAAAGGGACAAAGCCAAGTAAACTCATTACAATCTAGTTTAAACAAATTAGGTACTAATGCTACTATAGCTTCAAGAAGATTAAAACAATTAGAAACTGCAGCTGCTAAATCAAGAGCAACTTTTGCAGCACTTGGAACAACTTTAAAAGTTGGTGTTGCTGCATCATTAGCTGCTGTTACTTTTGGTATTGGTAGATTTATAAGAGATACATTTCAAGCAGGTCAACTTACTGAATCATTACAAGTAAGATTTAAACTATTATTTAATTCTGCTACAGAAGGTGCAAAAGCATTTAATGTATTAAATCAATTTGCTAGTAAAGTTCCATTTTCACTAGAAGCTATTGCAGCTGGATCTGGTAACCTAGCTGTTATTGCTAAAGATGCTGATGAATTATCTAAAGTATTAGAAATAACAGGTAATGTTGCTGCAGCTACAGGTCTTGATTTTAGACAAACTGCTGAACAAATTCAAAGAGCATTTGCTGGTGGTATAGCCGCTGCTGACGTCTTTAGGGAAAGAGGTGTTAGAGCAATGTTAGGCTTTGAAGCCGGTGCTAAAGTATCAATTGAAGAAACTAGAAAAAGATTCTTTGAAGTATTTGGTAGTGGTGGTCAATTTTCTAGTGCAACAAAAGACTTTGAACAAACTTTAGAAGCACAGGTTTCATTTGTAGAAGATGCTTATTTTAGATTTAGACAAGCCGCTGCTCAACCTTTATTTGAAGGTGTAAAACAACAATTAATTGATTTAGTTGGTAATTTTAAAAGAAATGATGCTCAATTAAAATCATTAGCTAAAACTGTTGGTGAAAATTTAGCAGGAGCTTTTAAAAATATTGAAAATGCAATCAGATTTGTATACACAAATATAGATACTTTAGTTACTGCATTTAAAATATTTATTGGATTAAAAATAAGTACATTTGTTGCAGGTATTGTTTCACAATTTATTTTATTAGGAACAGCAATAAAAGGAGCAACTGTTAGTTTAGCTGCTTTAAATGTAGCTTTAAGAGCTAATATAGTTGGTATTATTATAACAGCTATACAAGTAGCAGTTGTAGCATTTATTGCATTTAATGATGCTATAATGAAAGTTGTAAATACAATTAAAAATTATTTTATACAAAAAATGAAAGAGGCTCAATTAGCCGTTCTTAATTTTATTTCTAAATTAAAAGTATTTCCAAAACAATCAAAAGCTGCGGCAGAAGCTGCTAAAGAAGTAGCTGCAGAATTAGAAAAAATAAGAATGAAAGCTAATGAAGTTGTTGCTTCTTATACACAATTAACTAAAAAACAAAAAGAATTGTTTTCAGGAACAAGAACAACACCAAGAGCTGTAAGAGATCCTAGATCAAGACCTAATTTTGATATGGCTCAAAATGCTGTAATAGCTCAAAAGAAAAATGCAGAAAGAATAGCTGCTTTAAATGAACGAATATTTACAATGAATAGACATTTTATTCGTGATGCAGCTAAAGCTAGTGCAATTGCTACAGCTGAACAAAATAAAGAATTAGAAAGAACAGCTAATGCAAGAGAATCTTATGCTCAAGAATCTAAAGTTTTATTTGCTAAGCAGTTAGATGAAATTAATGCTGTTCGAAAAGGGTTTAGTCGAGGTATTAAAAATTCTATGAAGGAAGCATTAGATGTAACTACTAATTTTGAAAGACTTGGTAGTTCAGTATTCGATAATTTAACAGATGCTATAGCTAAATTTGTTCAAACTGGTAAATTAAATTTTAAAAGTTTAGCTAATGAATTTTTAGCACAAATAATTAGAATGGAAACTAAAGCACTTGCCGCTAAAGCTATTCAATCTATTACTGGTGGTGGATCTATATTTGGATCTATTGGTAAAATATTTGGGTTTAGTCAAGGTGGAGTTGTTCCAGGAGGTGCACCATATACAGATAGAGTGCCTGCATTATTAACACCGGGTGAGGTTGTAATTCCAAGAGATAAGGCTCAAGGATCTATGGGTAATGTAATTAATAATACATTTAATATATCTGGAAATGTAGATCAAAGAGCAATTGATCAAATTAAAGCTGTTATAACAAGTAGTCCTGCTGAAGTAGGTGGAGCTAATAAAAATTTTACTAGAAATTCTGCTGGTTTAAGAAATAGGAGAAGATAATGTCAAAAATATTTGAATATACAAATAGTGTTTCATTTAATAGAGCTTCCAGAGTTAGAAGATCAATATCTAATTCTGGTTATGCAAGAATAGAAAGAGGCAGTCCAACATTTTATTCTATGGAAGTAAATTTACCATTATTAACTAAAACAAAATATGATGAAGTTGAAGCAGAATTATTAGGTATAACAGATGGAATAGATTTTAAAACAACTGATTTACCATCAACAATTAATTTAACTTTTGCTAATGGAACTATAATACCACAATCTGGATTAACAATTACAGTTGTTGATGCTAATACAAGTGGAGAAGATGTACAATTATCTAATGTAGATTTATCAAGCAGCGTTAAAGCTGGTGATTTTATACAATTTAGTTCAAGTTCAAAAGTTTATCAAATTAAAGCTGATGCAAATGCAACAGGTGGAAATTTATTAACTTTTAAATTAATGACAGGTGCAATTAATCCTATTACAAGCAGCGATACTTTTACTTATGGTAATGGAGTACAATTTAAAATGTTATTAAATGGAAGACCAAATGTAACAGTTGTTCCTGGCCCAGGATTTAATTATTATGCTTATGATAGTTTTAATTTTCAGGAGATATTATAATGGTAAAAACAATAGATTCAACAACATTAGCTGAAGTTGCAAATAGAAAAACTTATCCAATTCAATTAATTAAATTTCAAGTTACTTCAGATAATAATGATAGT